CTATATCAGCGCCAAGATTGCCGCCCGGAAACCTTCGCTGTCCTTTGATCCCGAAATGGTTACCGTGGCCACCTATGATTTTTACGGGAAACTGCGCAGCAACAACCAGGGCGCACTGTCCTGCGTTCTCGGATCAGCCGCAGGGAATATCATTACCATGACCGCGCCGAAAGTGCAGTACGTCGGCATTAATCCGGCGGACCGCAACGGCTTAAACACCCTGGGCATCGACTGCCGGCTCAACCGCAATTCCGGCGATGACGAGCTGGTGATTACTCTGACATAGGTGAAGTATGGAAAACAAAAAATACATAATCAACGGGATAACATACAACCAGCGGCCGCTGGTGTTGGGGCAGTTGGAGCCGCTCGAAAAACTGATCATGGGCATGCAGATTGTCGATTTATCGCCGTCGGGCATTTTGCAGGCGTTGGGATCCCGGTTGCCGCGCGCAGCGGCCATTATCCTCAATGCCGAAGGAGTAAGGCTAAAGGACAAGGACATCGATGCGCTTGCGGATGAATTCGCAGAATATCTCGAGTTGGAAACGGCGCTGGAGGTCGCCGCCGATTTTTTGTCCTGCAACTCCCTCTTGTCGATATCATCAAAATCCAAAGTGCTGGTGACGACAATCTGGGAGATAATGCAACAGCGCCAACAGGCTGGCTCGAAAGCGTCCTGATGGAGTTATGCAGCGGCGACATCACTAAAAAACAGTGGGTGACCTGGCATGTAACATGGCCCGAAGCAATTGCCTGGTGCCGCTATAACATTAAACGGCGGTTTGAATGGCTGGAAATAATCAACAGCGCTTTTGGCGATACGGCGGACGGCAAGGAAAAGAAATGCCGCAACAGCATTACCTGCAGCCTGTGCCGCAAAAATTGCCGGCAGCGGGTTGTCGAAATGCATTGAAAGGGAATTTATGTCCGACAATAACGTCTTGATTCAAATCCGCGGCGATGTCAGCGACATCAACGCCAAACTGGCTGATTTGAAGGGATATATCGGCAAGGTAAAAAACGAAACGAAATCCCTGGGCGAAGGTAGCCGGGCATCATGGGCGCTGGTATCGGCCGGAATTGCGTCGGCGATTTACTCTGTGCAGCAAATTTCTGAAAAGTTGCAGTATTTTACAGACGCCTTTATGTCTGCCGAAACCGCCACTATGAAGCTGGCCGTCGCCATGCAAAACCAGGGCGAATATTCCGCCGCAGCGCTGGAGTCCATGAAGGATTACGCGGCGCAAATTCAGGACACTACAACCTATGAAGATGACGCTGTTGTCGCCCTCATGGCCAATCTGAAAACATACGGCATGGTGAATGCGGAAGTTCAGGCGGCAACAAGGACGGTCCTTGATTTCGCCACGGCCAAGCGCGATGAAGGAATGACCGTCGAAGCGGCCGGAGAAATCATCGGCAAGGCTTATGCCGGTCAAACCGAACGTTTGAAACGCTATGGGATAATAATTGATGAAAACGGGCCGAAAACCGAGCGCTACAATGCCGTCATGAAGCAGCTCAACGAACGGTTTGGCGGCGCGGCGCAGGCTGATCTGGAAACATATGCCGGCCGCATGGCACACCTGAAAAACCAGTTGAACGACATTGCCGAATTCATCGGGCAGGCGCTGCTGAAGGCGATCGAAGCAGCGCGTTTCGGATTATCCATGATCTCACTCGGTTTCTGGACTGTGGTGGAAAATTTAAATAAAGGGCTGGGCTGGCTCACCGAAAAGCTGGCCGACTTTGCCGCCTTTGTCGGCATCAAAGAAGGCGCCGAGAATATGAGGGGTTTATCCAACCAGATCAAGGCAGCCGGCCAGGAATACACAATCATCAAAGAAGCAGCGCTTAAAATGACCGATGCCAACTACAAGGCCATGGTATCTTTTAACAATGTTGACGCGGCCGTCAGCAAAATGAAACCGGGAAAGAATACTATATGGAATGATGATGAGGACAAGAAGGCCGCGGCCCTGCGGCAGCAATGGCACGATACCGTCCGTGATTTGAACGCCGCTATTTCTGGCCAGGGGCTTTCCGATTTTGAAAAAAAGATTATTGATATCAATAAAAAAGCCGATGAGCTGCGCGAAAAATATAAAGACATCCCGGAAGCGGCAGCAAAGATCAATCTCTGGCAGCAGGCGATGGGCGATGAGGCCGCCAGCGAACAGGCCAAAAAGGATTTTGATGATTATCTAAAGAAGCTGAAAGAAGAACAGCAGCTGCAGAAGGAGCTGGAAGCGATCCGCTTCAAGGCGGCGGCTGAACGCGAAGCGGAAATAAACGCCCGGATCGGAGCGCTTAATCTGGCCGAGAAGGAAGGAACATATCACCGCGATACTATTGCCGAACGCATCCGGCTGACCAGCGAGCTGATCCGCATTCAGGAACAGTATCTGGACACGCTTGATAAGGCCAAGGACCCGGCCTCTTGGTATAGGCAACTGGAAGCTATCCATCAGACCAGGGCCGCCCTGCTTGGACTGAAAGATGAACAGTCGCCCGTAACCGCAACGCTGCGCCAGTACGCCGATGAGGCGGGAGACATATCCAAAAACTTTGCCGGAGTCGTCAAGTCGTCGTTTCGCAATCTAGAAGACGCATTGGTGGAAGGATTTAAAAAGGGCAAGTTCAGCTTTTCGGATATGATCGATTCTTTTATCACCGATCTTATCCGACTTACCGTGCAACTGACTGTTACCAAACCGCTGGCTGAATCGCTTTCCCAGACACTGACCGGAAGCGGCTGGAGCTTGGGCGGATTTCTGGCTGGTTTGTCAACATCTTCTGCTGACAAAGCCGGCGATCTGGCGTTGGATGTTTTGGGTCAGACCGCTCATACCGGCGGCCGCGTCGGCGGTTCCTACCGGCTGGCATTCAATACGGATTTTATTCCGCACCGGCATCGCGGCGGCCTGGCTCCCAACGAGCGCGTAGTAATAAACAAAGTCGGCGAGCGCTACGTCACCGAGGAGCAGAACACCTGGCTGACCAGTATTGCCAATATGATGCGCGGGTCGTCAACACCCGCCGCCGCAACAGTTAACAACTTCAATATTTACGCGTGGGATTCCCGGTCCCTGGAAGATTTCGTTAAGCGTAACTCCGGGGTTTTTACAGGCATTAATACCCAGGCCCTGCGCGACAACAAGACGCGCTCCGAATGGAAAGGACTGCTGAATTTATGAGCGAATACCCGACCAGCCCAGCCCCGAGCTATCCGGTTGATATCGATGCCAAGTGGAATACGCTGATTTCCAAATTCGATTCCGGCACGGAACAGCGCCGCCAAAAGCAAATCCAGCCGCTGTTCGACGTGATGCTTACCTATAAATTGCTGGAGCAGGACGAGATGCAGCTTCTCTGGAATTTTTATCAGGCGCGGCGCGGCTCTTACGAGGCCTTCTATTTTTACACTCTGGAAACGGCTACCTGGGATAACCTGTATATCGGAACTGGCGACGGTGTCACCACAACATTCGATTTGCCGGGCAAAACAACCTCGTCGCAGCAGATATATATCGACGGGGCGCTGCAGGGCGCCGGCTATACCATCGTAACCGGCGGCGGCGCGGAGAACTCCGATCGCGTGACGTTCTCCTCCGCTCCGGCCGTAAACCAGATAATTACCTGCTCGTTTACCGGATACCTGCGCATCAAGTGCCGGTTCGAACAGGACAAACTGACGCGCAGCCGGTTCCAGACGCTGTTATATACGACCGGCATCAAGCTGATCGGGCTCCCAATATGAGAAATTTCGATGCTGCTCTGCTGGCTGAACTGCAAAAAGAGATTCTGACGCTGTTTTTCATGGTCGAATTCCAGCTCGGTTCCGGCACGTACCGCTACAACGACAGCGATATCGACATCTACGACGGCAGCGGCAACAAGTTTACCAGCCGCCAGTTCAGCTTCAACAATCTTGTTGGCTCGTCGGCGCTGTCCGTGGACAACCTCGATATCGACATGGACGATACCGACCAGGCTTTTTCCGCCCTGCTTCTGGGCGAGGATGTGCGCAACCTGCCGGCAGTCATGTATGTAGGCGTTATTGCCAATCAGGCTATTCCCGGCACCGCCTGGGCGCCCGGCACTGCGTGGGCGTCCGGTTCGAGCTGGCTGCCCGGATATACCCGCCGGAAGATCATGACGCAGGAAATAGCGCGGTTTATCATCGGCGGCTGGGATCTCGTCGCGGACAATACCGCCCGGATCACGCTGACCAACGAGCTTATTTTGTGGAGCAAAAAGACGCTGCGGGTTCAGTCCGCGTCCTGTCAGTGGCTGTTTAAAGGGACGGAGTGCGCATATGCGGGCGCGGAAACATGGTGCGACCAGAGTTACGAACGATGCAAGGCGCTTGGCAACCAGATAAATTTTCCCGGCAACCGGTTTCTGCCGGCGCTTGCGGAGAAGGAAATATGGTGGGGCAGAACGGCAAATTACAAGGGATGACCTTTGCGGCGCGGATGAAACGATATCTGCACAAACCGTTTAGGGAGGGCGGCTGCGGGCCGGACGCATATGATTGCGTCGGCCTGATCTATTGCTATTTGCGGGACAGCGGCAAAAACGTTGCCGATCGTTTCGAGCAGTGGAATCTAAACAATTATTACACGCTGGCCCGGGGCAACGGCATCCGGGAAAAAGCGGTACTTAGGGACTGGCTGCTTTCGCTGGGGCGGAAGGTAACGGAAAGAGTTTCCGGAGATCTGCTGCTGGTCAAAGGCAACGACAATATTGTGTTTCCGGCGATTTATGCCGGTAATTCCCGGGCATTGACCGTGTTCCGGGACGGCGGAGTCCGGGTGTTTTCATTGTTGGATCTGGAAACCGTGCTGATTATAAGGGTGTAAAATGGGAATTGAAGCAACTGCCGTTACGGCGGTAGTTAAGGCATTGATGGTGCTGGTAGCAGCGATGAATATCGCAATAACTATCGCCAAAGCCATTACCGGTACGTCATCCAAACAGCAGGCGCAGCAGGAATCGCGGCGTGGCGTGGAAGCCAATACCATGGACACGCAGGAAGCGCTGCCGCTGGTCTACGGCCGGCGCCGCATCGGCATCAACCGCGTATTTATGTCCACAGTCGGCACAAGCAACGAAAAACTCTATATCGTCGGCACTCTCTGCGAGGGGCCGATCAAGGGCATTGCCCAGGTGGACGGCGTCGACCAGATCTGGCTCAACGATGAATTATACACCGCTTTTGGTGATAAGGTTTCCTACTCGTTTCACGACGGCGCCGGCGATCAGGCCGTCGATGCCACGCTGGCCTCGGTATTCGGCAGCGGCGATATTATCTGGGACGCCGCCCTGCGCAATACGGCCTATATTGTCATCTGCCTGGAATACGATCCCGATTTGTTTCAGTCCATTCCGAACATTGTCGTCGAGGTGGAGGGCCTGGAAATCTATAATCCCTCCACGGCAGTGACCGAATACTCCAACAATCCGGCGCTGTGCGTCCGGGATTATTTGACCAGATCCGCCCGGCGCGGCGGCATGGGCATTTCCGCAACCCGTCTGAATGACACCTCGATCATCGATTCCGCCGCCTATTGCGCGACAAAAGGCTGGACGTGCGACGTCGTCTTCAACGGTAAGGACCGGCCGGTCATCGACAATTTGCGGGACATTCTCAACACGTTCCGCGGCACGGTGATCCGCAGCGGAGCGGAATTCCGCCTGCAGTATCGGGATCTCAACTATGAAACGTCCGTCATGGACATCACCGAGGACGATGTGATCGAAACCAGCGGCAAAAGCTCGCTGCGCATCACGCAGCCTTCGATATTCGACACGCCGAACGCCGTCAACATGCAGTATGTCAATTCCGAGAAAGAATATGCCGACGATGAATATGTGCTGGCTGATTCCGCAGCGGTCGCAGCCGATGGCGATTACCGCGAAAAAGAAATAGCCCTGCCCGGAATAACTTCCACGGCCAACGTCATGAAAATGGCCAACTATTTTCTGGAAAAATTGCGGGTCAACAAGACCGCCAGCCTGATGATGGGCAGCCGCGGCATGGTGCTGGAGCCGGAGGATGTGATCACACTGACGCACAGCCGCCCCGGATGGGACGAGAAACTGCTGCGGGTAGCGCAGCCCGCCATCTCGCAGAACGGCGAGGTCGGCCTGGCTCTGGAAGAGGAAGACGAAGACTTCTACGACGACACTTACAATCTGGACGAACACGACTGGTATGATACTACCCTGCCCAGCCCGTCCGCCGCCGTGGCCTCGGTAATTAATGTCACCAATGCCGAAGAAGTTTACGACTACCGCGGCCGGTCATTTACCCGCTGGAAGATCGATTTTGACCGTCCCCTGGCGGCGAACTATCCCTGGTGGGATCATGCCGAGATCTACATCAGGATCGGCGCCACCGGCGACTGGAAGTTCCAGACCAAGGCGATATCGGATTTCATTCTCGATCCCGTCGAGGAAGGCAAGGAATATTATTGCTGCATCGTCTCCGTGTCCATCTGGGGCACAAAGCAGGCGTTTGCGGACGGGTTTGTTATTTCCCGGACAATCGAGGGCAAGACGGAAGTTCCAGCCAATATCACGGGCATGACGGCACTGACCCACGGCGACAATGTAACGATATTCGCCGACGAGCTGACCGATCCGGACATTGCCGGTTACGAAGTCCGCCTGGGCGATGCCTGGGCCGGCGGCATCTTTATCGGGTTCAACGAATCGCCTAATATCCGGCTGGTCGGCGTCCGCCCCGGAACGCATAAGTTCTGGATGGCCGCCAAGGACAATGCCGGCCATTATTCGGCGGTCCCGGTGTCGGCGACGTGCATCGTCTATTATCCCAGCGGCTATGTGGACAAGAACACCTGGGCGTGGGATTTTGACGGTATCGGCAGCCATGATAACACCGAACATACCACCTATTCCGGCAGCGATGCCCTGAAATGCAGCCATACGGGCGGAGTATTGACCGGCACCTGGACATCGCCCGAATACGATCTCGGGTCGGAGAAAACAGTGCGGATCTGGGCGGATTTTCTAACAGCATTTTCATCCAGCGCCGGAACGTGGGCGGCCATGCTGGCCAGCGGCGCAACGTGGGCTACCGTGCTGGAAAGCGGCAAGCGCTGGTATGAGCTGCTGGCGCCGGCTTATGCCGGAGTCATTCAGGCGAAACTGAAATGGGGATCGGTATCCGGCAGTCTGACCAATGAAACATCGCGGCTGGAGATCCTGGCGCCGGAAATCACCGCCCGTTACGTGCAGTTTGAGATAACTATTACCGATCCGGATGCCGGGTCTAATCTGTATCTGAAAACGCTGAATTGCAAGGCCGCATACTGGTCATAGGAGGATGACATATGGAGAACAAATATATTGTGGAAAGCGTGTGCGCCGACGGGGACAAGCATGCTGTCTATATCCGGATATGCAATGCTGACGACACGCCGATGCATACGGTTTGCGTACCGTATGACGGCAACGAGGAAAACTTCAAAAAAGCGCTGGCCGGCAGACTTGCAAAAATAAAATCCCTTAATCAGCAGAAGGAAAAAATAAAAACCGATATTCAAAAAATGCTCGACCAAATGGAGGTGAATTATGGCACAGGAATTTACCGATAATATTCCCGGCTCGTCTAATCAGTGGGAAGACGACCTGGACGACATTAAAGACAATTTTACCGCCCTGAAATCAACGTTTTCC